CCCCGCTTTCTAATACTTTATATAACATATATCCACTTGTGCGCCCACCACTAAAGCTGATGCACGTTGGCTCAACAATTTCAAAAGGATTCACTTTAAAACTCCAATCATTCTTAAAGCCCCGTCAGGGCTGTCAATCCTTGCCAATGTACCTCCGCACCAACTTTCAAAAAAGTCGGCTTGTAGGCTCGTTAAACGCTTTTTGGAGGTACTTTTGATCTCCACCAAGAACGTGTGATTCTTGTAGCCAACCAAAAGGTCAACTGGCAAGCCAATAATCCACACATAAGCGCCAGCGGCTCGTAATGCGGTCACGATTTGATCTTGGTTTGCGTCAACTCGGGCGGCGTATCTCATTTTTTTAGCCTGTTCATGTCTTTGCGTAGTTGGTCAGCGGCGGGTTGACCACGCCTTTTTGCTATGTCGGATAAGGTCATCTGCCACCAACCAGCGGCCTCCTGTTTCCCCTCCTCGATCACTTTCTTCCGATACCGCTTGATCCAATCCCGTGCTTCGCATTCCCGCATCCATTCCTTTGATGTGTCCATCAATGTCACCCGTCATTTCTAATGCTTTTTGTATTGTGTGGCTTGGGTAGGCTATACCATCACGCACCCGATCCAATATAGCTTTTGCGTGTTCGTAGTTCATCAAAACGCCTCATCATCTTGCCAATGCTTCACAGGCTTGGTGTTGGACAACAAGGCGGCAATTTCTTTTTTGGCTGGCTTGCTACCCGACCATTGGTGTTCGCTACACATTGGGCGCATACCCTCCATGTGGACTGACCAACGCTTTTGACAGCCTGGCACACTGCACATCAGGCGTTGCACATCATCAAAAGTATTTTCTTTTGGCACATTTGGTTTTGCAAAACTCATTTTTGATACTTCCCATCAATTATTTTGGCAAAATTGGTTGCATTCACAATCCACACAAGATCAGGTCGCCATGTCCTGTCCTTAGTTTCAAACCCCTGCGCCAGCTTGGTGTCGTTGGCAATGTAGCCAAAAAAGGAATCCCACCATGCCAAGCCTTCTGCCTGCGAGGAATACCCCTGTGGGCTGAATACAGACGGTTTGGCGGCTTGTAACCACCTTTGCCGTAAGTTGGTCTGCCTAACCCCATCCCATACCCTTGGTTGGGCAAGCTGTGGCAAATGCTTTTTGTAAAGATTCAAAATGTCCTGATGGGGGCAAGTCGGCAACCCTGCCGACAAAGAATCTTTAGATTCTTTAATATGGTTATTGGTTATTGGTTTATGGTTATTGGTTGCCATTGGGGTGGCATTAGGGGGGCTATTAGCCTCCCCATCGGCAGGCTTATGCCAACGCATTGCCGCCCCCTTTTTCCCATCCTCTGAAAACTTACGATATTTAGCTACTTCTTCATCAGCACGGGGGTTTATGAAGCCATTTTCAGTAGAAACAAAAAACTCGCTGAGTACGGTCAAAACCTCTTGTTCGTTATCTCTCATGCCAATCTGACGGGCAATATCCCGTTGTTTTATTGGTACTTCATGTAAGTAGTAGTGGTCAAGAAGTCGGCGAAATGCCAAATCTTCTATCAACGAAAGATGATGTGTATGCGACTTGTAGTCGCCAATATGAAATTGGTAAAAGTGCATTTCCCACGCCCTAAATTCCACCCTGAAAGAAACCTCGGCAGGAGGGGTGGGATCTCTTTTCAGCAAGGGGATCAATCCTTGCCTAGCCGTGTTTCAAACAATGTTACATCAATAACAAGATGTATTGCAATTATTTCCATAACAACAAGTGGTGCAAGTCACATACCGACCATTGGAATAGTAGGTATGCGTTGAGCAAGCTGCCCAAACCATCGTAGTACTGGCGGCAAACCAAATTGCCAAAAGTGCTTTTTTCATGCTTTCTCCTTTGTTAAAAACCAATCGGGTTGCAAAATCATTAATTGCCAAATGCGCTGTTGAGGCACAGTTTTCCATTGGGATACAGCTGCTTGGCTAATACCCAATATCTTTGCAAGCTCACGTTGTGACCCTGCCAATGCAATAAACTTATTCTTATTCATAAGCTAGATTATACGCTATTGCAAAAAAGCAACATTAGGGAAACTCCCTACAAAATAGTTATTGACAGGTATATAAGTTGGCTTATACTTCCACCCATGCCCTAGCAATTCGCACAGGGTCTTTTTAGGAAAATCAAAATGAACACAATGCAACACACAGATGGCAAATTTTACAAAATTGCTTTGCGTGAATGCGCCAATTTATATGGCTTAGACAAAGGCCAAGGTTTTGGAATTGAATTATTGCCAACAACTGGCATAACTTACATCAGCAATGAACATATTTGGTTTTGGACTGCTGATGAACGCAACGAATACATCAAAACAATTTCTGCTTAATAAACAGGGGCGCAAGCCCCTAAAGGAACAACCATGTTTGAAATTGAAAAGTACACCAAACCAACCAACTGGGCAAATGTTGCCCTTTGGGTTGTATCCATTGCCGCCCTTGTGGTGCTTGTTCTTGACCTTTTTGTTTGGAGACCATAAATGAACGCCGACCAAATCATTGAAACCATGCGTAGCGTTGCTGAACGACAGTACGCAGGCGAACCCGCCCAAGACCGCCTTGCCTACCATGTTGGGCTTTTGGAATCCCGCTTGCGGGAATACATCTACCAGCTTGAAAACATCCAAGATGAATTGAAGCAGTGCCAGCTTGACTTGATTGCAAAGGAATCGGAATGAAAATGATTACATACCCACTTTTATGTTGGCTGGCGGTCATTACCGCAGGTTGTTCTAGCTTGCCAGGCGCTACGCCCCAAGCGCCCAATCAAGATTTAATTGTTGACAAACAAGTGCAGCCAATGGGTCGCAATGAAGTTATTGATGCCGTGCGCCAGTGCGAATCATCAGGGCTTCGTGCCATCCCTCTTTACGCCAAACGCAAGATTGGTGGTTACACAGTCGAAACCGTAGTGGAAGTCACTTGCGGCCCTAAATACGCTTACTAAGGAAACATCATGGAAACCAAAGAATTGATCGAACGTGCATTTCAAAAAGAACCGCCAATCGGTAAGCAAATCGCCGCAGCCTTTGTCAAAGCACAAAAGGCGTTTGGCCCTGCTTTAAAGACCAGCACAAACCCGCATTTTCGTAGCAAGTATGCTGACCTATCTAATTGCATTGAGGCGGTTATAGGCGCTTTGAACGACAACGGGATTGGCTTGATGCAACGCACCTATGAATCCAAAGATGGCGTAATGGTCGAGACCATTTTTGTCCATGAGTCGGGTGAAGTCATGGAATGCGGGTTACTTCATGTGCCTGCCAGCAAACAAGACCCCCAAGGTTATGGCTCGGCTTTGACCTATGCCCGTAGGTATAGCCTGTTGGCAGCAACTGGGTTAGCGCCCGAGGATGATGATGGCAACAGCGCCAGCCGCCGTGCGCCAGTAGAAAGCAAAGTGGATGCTGGTCAGATGATTGACCACATTGCAGCCATTGATGCCAGCGCCAACAAAGAGGAATTACAAACCGCTTATGCCGCCGCCTACGCCGCTTGCGAGGGAGACCAAACATGGCAAGCCAAGGTTATCAAGGCCAAAGCAGACCGTATCGTCAAAGCTAAAAAGGAGAAATCAAATGCCTGATATGTTAGACAAAATGACCCTGCGGGATTACTTCGCAGCCAAAGCACTGCAAACCATCTTGTCGGCAGGCGGTGTAATCGACCCCGAATATTTTTGGGAAAACGCTCAACTGGCTTACAAACAAGCTGATGAAATGATGGAGGTTCGTAATGGAAGTTGAACAACGCACAGATGATTGGTTTGCCGCACGATTGGGCAAGGTTACCGCCAGTAGGGTGGCAGATGTAATTGCTAAGACAAAGACGGGTTACAGCGCCAGCCGTGAAAACTACATGGCGCAATTAGTGGTGGAACGCCTGACCCAAACCAAAGCAGAGTCCTACACCAACTCAGCAATGCAGTGGGGTACAGATCAAGAACCATTTGCACGGGCAGCTTATGAGGCGGCACAGGGCGTAATGGTTGAAGAGGTGGGGTTTGTGCCTCATCCAACAATTGAGATGGCTGGCGCTTCACCTGATGGCTTGGTGGGGGATGATGGCTTGGTCGAGATCAAATGCCCAAACACCGCTGCCATGATTGAGGCGTTGCTGACTAAGAAAGTGCCTGGCAAGTACTTCACCCAAATGCAATTTCAAATGGCGTGTACTGGCACAAAGTTTTGTGATTACGCCGTATTCGACCCTCGAATGCCTGCCAAGGCGCAATTGTTTGTCACTCGTGTAGAACGGGATGATGCCTACATTGCCGAAATTGAGGCTGAGATTGTTAAATTCTTAGCAGAAGTCGAATCCCAAGTTCAACAATTAAACCAAATCATTGAAAGCAAATAATGTCCAAAATCAAAAAAGAAATCACCGCAATTGTGGGTCAGTACACCAATAAAGAGGGTCAAACCAAAAACCGCTATCAACGCATCGGCAGCATTATTGAGACCCGTAATGGTGAAATGCTTAAGCTGGATGTAATCCCCTTAAAGGAAAACGGTTGGGATGGTTGGGCGTACTTAAACGACCCCAAGCCATACGAACCCAAAGGGTTTCCCTCTGATGATGATATGCCGTTTTAATCATGGGACTTCTTGGCAAAATTTGGTTTCCTGACCTTCAATTTCCTAGGGTCAGGGCAACAGACCCAATAACCTCATTTGAGGCGGCTGACCAAGCTAAAGACTTGGCAAGTAAACACCATAAAGCCATTGTGGAGGCACTTAAAAATGGCGCTATGGGCAAAGATGGCATTGCTGCGGCAATAGGGCTTGATGGCAACCAAGTGGCTCGGCGCTTGCCTGAATTGGAAAAAATGGGTTTTATTGAGTTAACAGGCAATAAAACTATGTCCAAGTCAGGTAGGGCAGAACGTGAATGGCGGTTTGTGTCTGTTCAGCGCGAGTTGATATGACACAAGATGAAATCATTGGGATAGTAAACAAAGCCAGCAAAGAATGGCTGAAAGAGTTTCCATCACCCGAAGAAACGGCTAACCAAGTACCTAAAAGATTCTTAGAAATATTTGCCAAACTGGTAGCCGACAAAGAACGTGAAAAGTGGTCAGAAGTGGAAGCCTATCTTATTGCAGCGAGTGAGGGCAGTATGTCACGCAACAACAGTGAGGCTTTAGCTGGCGAATTGTTAACCGCCATCAGAGCAAGGGGACAAGCATGATTGACCGATTTATCAATTATTTGATGAACAACTACCCTGCAATTTATATTATTGGCACAGCATTGACTTCCGCTATTGCCGCAATGGTTGCATGGCAGTTACTTGTATATTTGATTTTTGGGGTCTAGCATGATTGACAAAATCATTCTCGGTGCTGTGCTAGGCACAGTGGGGTTCAATGGATTATTCCCTGACCCGCCACAGCCCATCACACCTTGGCAGTTACAAGAAAAAGCAAAAGAAAAATCTATCAGCGCCATGTGCGATAGAAAACCCAAGAGCAGGCAGGCAAAAGATTTGTGTAGACGTTGGAAAAAACAACAGGGGATTTTATGATTGCAACAGTATTTGCTTTGGCGATTGGCGCAATTATTGGGGTGGGTACGCTAGTGATAATTGCATATTTACTAGCGTACCTTGAAGATATAGATTAGACGTTGCGCTCAAAGTGTGGGCAATCCACTAGTGAACGAAAATTGCCGCCCCATCGGTTTTTAGGGTGCAAGGTCTCCCAATACGCACCCAAAGGGGCAAGAATTTCCTTGTCCCAAATAATCTTGCCATCTTTAAAGAAGTTTAAATCGATGGCGCACCGCTTTAGGTGGATGCTGTTCATGGTCTTGGATCGACCCGTCTTGAAATAAATTGCTTGCTGTTCAGGAGTCCTAGCCAATTCCCCGCCAGTGACTACAAAGCCTTGGTCGGTTGCGTATTGGATCAGTTTGCACATATCTAACAGAAATGCCGCTTGTTCTGTATTGAGGCTCATTTTTTGCCTTTCATTTCGGCTAATTTTTCAATAGTTCTGCCGCCAAAGTAAGCGCCCATTATCAGCATCCCCCACTGACCAAGCAATTGGACATAGGATTCATTAGCGTTTAAACCAAAGGCGCTCATCATGGCAAACAAAAAGTAGCCAAAGAAGATAGCTATAAGGCTCATAGGGCGTATGTTCTTGGATAGCCAACTGTCGCTATTCATATCCGCCTGCCAACGGTCTGTGACGTTGTTATCTTCGTTCTTAGCGGCATCGGCAAACAGTTGAAGTTCAGCCAATTCCATCTTGGCTTTTTCAATGCCCAATTCCAACAGACGTTCTTCATGTTCAAACTGAAGCTGGCGCAGCTTGGATACATCTTCAGGGGTTGGGTTATCAGGAATCTTTACGCCAAGGGTGTTTTCAACTACTTCCTTGCCTTTGGCTTGGATGGCGCTAGATAGCAGCCCCAAACCGTTTTCGGCAAGTGTCCCCAAAAGGGATGCAACTATTGGAATCATTTATCTTCCTTTTTAAATGTAGATTTCATGCCTGCTCTATCTTCTAATATGGCAATGTGCAAACGATTGATTTGAATGTCATCCCTGTTTTTTTGGATTTCTTTTTCTAAGTCTTGTCGCAATTTTTCCCTTGCTAATTCTGCGCCTGTGTTGCTGGCTTGCTTATTGTCAGAGGTCACCACCAAACTGATTTTGCTGTTAAGAATAGTCACCTCATGGGACAAGTTAGACAGCGCCGACATAAGATAAACCACACACGAAAACAATAAGGGCAATAAGGCAAACGTGATTTTTTCAACCAAAGCGCCTTTGCTTTCCATCGCTTGAATTTTTTCCTCGCTCATTGCTCTTTTTCCTTTTTTATCTGATTTATTAGCCGCTGCACTTGTTCCTGCTGGCGCTTAGTTTCTTTTTTTGCTTCAAGAATGTCAATATACATAAATGAAATGATAGGCAGGATCAAAGCAAACACCACCGTCATGCTAATCAATGCTACTAAGAACCCCATTTGGCTATTCTCATTTGGCGCAGGGCGAGGAACAGGAGGTGGAGGTATATAGTAACTATCATTACCGCCCCGATTATTAGTGCCTTGTCTTGGAGATTGTTTAGCATTTGCTTTCGTTGCCATAACGCTTTCCTATCTTTGGCTTCTTGCTCTAATCTATCCTGTTCTTCTTCTTCCCGCAATCTTGCATATTCTTCCTCAAACCTTGTCCATACCGCACCCAAGGCAGGGTCTACATGATAAATAAGAAATTCACGCAGTTCAACCGCTTGGCGCTCTAATTCAATTTGATTGAAAACATTTTCTAAGGCTTGCGATTTTAAGGATTTTGCCTTTGGCGGGTTGCGCTTTTGTTCTTCCGCTTCTTTTTTTACTTCTTCGTGCGCTTCAAAGAATTGGCCTATAAAGCCCGATATTTCTTTGGTGATTTTATGCAGTTCACCGCCCGTTTGCTTTATGTCTTTATACAGGGCTACACCCTGTTTTATCGCAGCTATTGCAGCAAGGGCGGCGGTGAATGGATCAATTTGATTTACCTACCCAGTGGGATACATAGCCAATGGCACTTGACAGCGCAGAGACCAACGCCATGCCAGCCCAAAAGCCGCCACGACCTTGATTGGCAAGGGCAACTAATTGGGCAAGCTGGCTTTCCATCTTGTCCATCTTCTTGTCCATATCGTCAAATCGGCGCTCGTAGTCTTGGACTTTTTGCCAAAGAACGCCGTATTTCACCAAGTCAATTTCGGGGGTTGCCATTATTTGCCCAAATCTTTAATATTGTTTTTGCCAGTTTGCTTGCCAAGCGCCTTGGCTTTTTCCATTTCCTTTTGGGCTTTTATGGCTGCTTTAGTCAAGGCATTTGCCGCCATCTTTTCTGATGCTCTTACGCCAGCTTGACCTAAGACATAAGCACCCACAGCAGCGCCAGGCGCTTCACCAATAGCCCCGCCAATAGCCGCCCCCGCCCCAGTACCAAGTTTGCCCAAGTTGCCCTCAATCATGCCAACACGCCTTGCCTGCAATGCCGCACCCTCGTAGCCATGAACGCCTGGCATCAAATGCCCTGCGTAATTAAGCGCATGGAATCTACGAATTTCATCAGCAGGAAATGTTTCCAAAATCTTTTGACCAACAACAGAATTCATAACATTGTTGGCAGAGTTTTGATTCCATTCGCCCATCTTGCCAGCGCCAGCCTTTTGCACCTCACGGGCTAATGCGCCATCCATTTCTGCAACAGCGGCAGCGGCAGATTGACGCAACTCAGGCGGTACTGGTGGCAAGCCCTCAGGCGCACCCCTAACCCGACCATTAGCTAATTCACTAAAAGTATCTCGAATGTGTCGCCATTCATCTTTTCTCAAATTGTTTAATGATGACAGCATTTTTTCGGGGGCAACTTTTGATGTGATATTGCCATTTGCATCCACTTCGCCAAACAATCGCTTGAATCCAGTTGAACCCAAAATAGTTTTTTCAACTTGATGTATTTTGTCGCCAAGTTTATACATTGCAGGGTCAGCTACTGCGGCAATATCTTTATCTATTGCTTGGTTAATCGTGCGAATTGATTCTGCTTTTTCGGGTGTCCAAACTCTTGGACTATTGAAAATTTTACGAACTCTATCGTAAGCGGCAACAGAGCCAGGTGCGGCAACTTCACCATTAGGCAATTTAAATCCAGCAGTTTTTGCTTCATTAATTAAATCTTTTGCTGCATCTAAAAGTTGTGATGTTCCAGCAGCTTTAAATGTTGCAATTTCTTGAGGGTTTACAAATAACTCATCAACGTTAGTTGTATTAATTTTTTTATTTCCTGCATTTTTAAAAGCAGAGTTATATGTGTCTTGTTTAACTTGGTTTAAATAACCTGTCAAACTTGATGATGCCAAATCATCAGGATTTTTACCATACGCCACATCATTTAAAAAATTGCCACGTTGTTCATCATTTGTGAATGAACGGCTTGCGCCAGTAGCGTTTACACGTTCTTCTGCAAACTTTGATAACGCCGCTTGCTCATTTGCAATTTGCTCTTTAAATACTTGACCCTCAGGCGTATCTAATTTGGCTTTTGTGTATTCGTTACGCAATAGATTTTCGTTGCCCGTCACCACGCCTGGTCGCACCGCACCATTTGGCATGATTTCTTGCACCAATTGAGAACGAATTATTTGCTCGTTAACAGGCACATCATTTGGCGTTTTGGATAACTTGACTTGCGGGAATTGACCACGCACGGTTTCCTCGCCAGTAATCTTGCCAGCAAACGGGTTGTTTTGTACACCAGCCGCCCCAACGCTACCCGCTGGCGCTTGTCGGGCTTCAAATTGGGCTTGCGCTTCGGCTTTGGTAAGTTGACCAGGCCTGACAATCTCCAACTCTGCCGCCGCTTGTTGCAAAGGTTTCACAGCTTGTTTAACTACTGGCGCAACTTCTTTAATAGCTTGCGGCAAAGCAGTAGAACCAATAACCACCATGTTTCTGATATCTTCGGGCGGTACAGTCAAATTATATTTTGCTTTTACGTTTTCAGATATTTGTTCAGGAGTCATCCCCATCACATTAAACATCTTGTTAATTTGTTCAGCAATTGGCTGAGTAATACCGCCTAATGGCTGCTGATATGTTTCTTTGCCTGTGATGCCCAAGGCTTTACCAATTGGTTTATCAATAGCGCCAGCAACTTGTTGTCCAATTGCTTCGGCTCTTTGTGCGCCTTGTTGCAGTTCGGCGGGTGTCTTTGCTGAAAATATTGGGCCTTCAGTAACAAACGGTTTGACAACTGCTTGTGCCGCCGCACCAACAGTAGTAGGAACAATGCCATAAAGAGTATCAATGCCGCCAGCTACACGTTCTCCCAAATCTTGCCCAAGTGCTTGCTTAGCTTCAAAACCTTTTTTCAATACTTTGCCAAAAATCTGACGCACATTGCTTTCGGGTTGCCGCCTTGGTACATAAGCGCCCATCGTGCCTTCTTGTGTGCTTGCAGTGCTTTCTACGGTTGGTTGGCTTGGCTGAATGGCAGTCGGTGTGGCGGCTATGGGCTTGCCCGACAAAAACGCTTCTAATGGGTCGCCTGATGGTTGGGCGGGAACTTGATCAGGTTGTAAATCAGGGCGAATTCCTGACATTGAACTTTTTTGAGGCGCAATCGCACCCTTTGATGTTTGGGCAATCTCACGCAACAAAGCAGACGCATCAGCTTGCGCCATAGTGTTGCCTTGTGCAGCTAATGCTTGTTTTTTCTTTAATTCATCTTGAAGAATTGCAATACGTTGTTGTTCACGCTGTGCCTGTACATCAGATGAAATGCGTGTGCCGCCAGTTGGTTTAGGAGGAGTCTCACCCGCACCACCGCCACCTAAGAATTGCTCTAAAACATCAGCCATTTACAAACTCCCTGTTTCGGATAGTTTTTTGATGTTTTGATACTTTTTCAAAAAATCTTTGAATTGTGCTGGATTTGGAAAAAGTCGGTTTAACTCTGCTTTTTGTTTTACAGGGTCAGTTATTTCCCGTGTAATGTTTATGGCTTCAAAAATCTTTGTGTCAGCATTAGCGTTCCATGCTTGCTGATAAGCCTTCATGTTGTTGTCGCCAAATTGAAGTGCAAATTTTTGTGCGCCGTTGGCCTGCATATCAAGATTGGTTTGGTCGGCTTGTACCCTACGGGCAATTTTTACCAACACTTCGGGCGGCACTTTAACTGTTCCATTTGCTACCGCCGCCATATCTAACCCAGCCACAGTCCCGCCAACAGAACCCATTGCTTTGGAATTTGTAATAGCCATATTTGCCAAGTCTTTGGCAAGCATATCGTATTCACTGCTTTTCATTGCAGACAATGTTTTTTGCTCTAATCGCCCAAATATGCCGCCGCCTGGAAATAGCAAATTTTCACCAACACCCGTTGCAGTTTTAATTACTTCTTCAACGTTGCGGCGACCTTGCGCTAAACCCATTTGAGCATTTACTAAATTGTTTCGGTAGTCAGCGCCAGCGGCTTGGTCTTTATCTTCGGTTGGCTCTTTGATGTAAGGCTGATCTGCTCGGCGCACAGGGTAAGGCACACGCATACCAGGCGCAACTTCAGCACCCGCATTAATACTTGGCAAGGCAGTTCCTGTAGGCGTTACCCCGCCTTGCATACCGCCAGCAATGCCAACAGTAGCAGTGGGCGGGGCTGTGCCGATGCTAGGTGTTGCCAATACTGTTTGACCTTTTTCTGTGACCGCCATCGTTGGCGCAAGTTGGGATTGTTGTTGCGTTGGTGTCAATATTGATTGACTTGCTTTAACCAATGAATCAGCTACTTGTGGGCCTGCCTGCATACCAGTAAAAACAGGCACATAAGATTTTTCTATCAAATTCTTTAAATCAACATTGTCAGGATTTTGGTCTGACAACATACGCAATTCTTTGATTGCAACTTGTGGATCAGTAACGCCAGCACGACCAAGCAAACCCAATGTAGAACCAACCAATTGACGTTGGTCTTGTGTTAAGTTTTGTTTTGCTTTTAACGCCTCGGTTTGGGCAGTGCTTAAGGTACTCATCTTGCTGACGTAATCAGGGCCAGTCAGCGGTGCAAGTTTAGGCACAACGGCATTAATTTTGTTTATGTCAATGCGTCCTTCAGTTTGAAAGTTGTTAGGGTCAGCAAAAAACGTCTGCATATTTTGACGTTCAATATTCTTTTGTTCTTCTACGCTTAAAGCAATTTGACCCGTGCGTGTGGTTTGCGCCTGCTGTTGCAACAACAAAGGATTTACTTGTTCTGCTTGTTTATACGCTTGTGCGCCACGGGCAACATTCATCATGTCGCCAAGTGACATTTGTTGCGGTGGATTGATGCCAGTAGCAACTGGCGTGATAGGGTTAATATCTGCCATTTTTATCGTCCAATTGCGTTATATTGATTCATAAAGTTACTGCCCGAAACATTAGAACCTCCGCTAGGGCTTAACATGGAATACAGCATTCCTGCATTGCCAATGTTTTGGTAACCACCAGCCATTGCATTAGCCGCACCAATTTGACCGCCAGCCAAGGCATTAGCGCCGCCTGTGGCAAGATTAGCAAGGTTGGCAGATGTTTGCTGACCTAGCGCTTGTGACGATCCTTGGGCGGTTTGACCAATACCCGCAATGCCTGACAAACGATTGAAAATATCAGTTTGTTGATTGCGAAAATTAGTTAATGCATCTTGGTAACCGCTTTTTGCATAATTTTCAGCAAAGATGGTTTTTGCAAGATCAACGTTTGACCCTGGGCTTGCCACATTTGCAGCTTGTGCCGTTGCCCCCAAACCTTGTTGTTTCATAAACTCATAGTTAGGCGCAAGATTGGCGTTTAAATCTGCGGCTGTAAATTGCCGTGTGAACTGTGGCAACATTGTGTTGATTTTGCTCAACGCACCATAGCCAGCCTCACGATATGGCTTTTGCTGTGCATTAAGAATATCAAACATTTCCCGTTGTTGTCGGGCGGCTTCTTGAGTTCCACGGTATTGCAAATTAGCGGCATTTTCAGCAGCGCCTGCTTGCTCTTGTGAACCCAAATAACCTAAAACGGCTGACCCAGCCAGCGCCCATCCTAACGGCATGATGTGTCCTTTCTAATCAAAACTTCGTCAACTTTGGTTGCATCGGTTTCATCGGTTGCATGAATACAAAACCATTCACAGTTTTCCAAAGCCTCAATGGTGTGGTGTATGCCTGATTTTATTTCTAAACACGCTGGTGCGGTATATTCTTTTTCACCTTCATCAGTTCGCAAAATTACCCTACCTTTTGCCAAAATGCTCAAATGGCTGTAATTGTGGGCATGAGTTCCCGCAACAAATCCAGCAGGAATTTGCATTTGCTTGGCATAAAGCCCATCCGAAAAATGATGGATTGTGCCTAAATCGGCATCAAATTGCCCCTCATGGACTGCAAATATTTCGGCATGATTCACAATTAATTCCTTTTTTTAGTTTATGGCAATCATTCCAACAACAAAATATTGTTAGGTATGTATTGAGTCATCAACCAATTTGATCCATCAGAAACTAGGGTAGCAGAATCCCCTGTACTTGCCAACAGTATAGAAGTTCCCGCCGCCCCACCCGCCAAAGGCACAACATTGGAGGATGCCGAAACAACCGTTTGCGCTTGGTAGTTTAAAAACCGCAAAACCCGACCCGACCAACTTGAGGCGGTGGGCAAGGTTACGGTACAAGTTGACCCCGATTTGTTGTTGATCAGCCAAACTTCAGTATCCGCAACGGTAAAGTTGGCAACTTTAGTAGCTGGCGCAGATGGCGCAAAGTAGTCTGTATTGACCACCGCAGCCGAAATTGCCGTACCGTTACCCTTTAAAACACCTGTGACGCTGGTTGTCAGAGTAATTGCTGGTGTAGTTGTGGCGGTTGCTACCGTACCAGCAAAACCATTAGCAGAAACAACCGAAACGCTGGTGACCGTGCCTGTTGTCGGCGTTGTCCAAGTAGGCGTATTACCTGTACCTGCGGATGTTAAAACTTGACCGCTTGTACCTTGTGCGCCATCAAAGCTAGTTGTGCCTGTTACGCTTAAATCAACAAAACTACCATTTTTAGGTGTCGTTGCCCCAATGGTCATATTGTCAATTGTTCCTACATTAGTAGGCGCAACTTCAATCGAACCTGTACCACTAGGTTTTATGTGGACATGACCCGTACCTGTTGGACTAATATCAATTTGTGCATTTGCACCATTTAAATTGGTAGAAACATTGATGGACATGTTATCGCCACCGCCAGCACCAACATTCATTTGGGTTGTGCCTGACGCATTTTTAAGCGATAAGCCAGCAGAATTTGATGCTTGAACTATGGGCGTAGTAACACTAGTAGAAGCCGCAAATGTTGTAAAGCCTGTAGCCGCACCAGTGTCGTCAATGGTAGTAACAGAATTTTGAATCAGCTTGCCTGTAATGCCATCAAACCTTGCAATAGCGTTATCAGTCGATGACGCTGGCCCTGTTACGTCTCCACCGGCATTTGTTGTCCATGTGGGTACTCCTGCGCCGTTACTGGTCAACACTTGGCCTGCTGTGCCAACCGCAGTAAATGCGTAAGCCGTTCCCGTGCCGTAGGGCACAGCGCCAGCCGCAGGCGTTGAAGAACCGTTTGTACCGCCGTTGGCAATAGGTAATATGCCGCTTACATGGGTGGTTAAACCGATCTTGCCCCATGCTGGCGCTGTAATTACCCCGCCTGATATGAGTGCGTTGCCAGTGGCAACATCAGGCAATTTAGCTAAAGTGGTGGTGGTGTCTGCGTAAAGCAAATCACCAACCGTATAGGAGGCAAAGCCTGTACCGCCATTTACAGCTATCAATGTGCCAGCCAAGCTAACCGCACCCGTAGTGGCTGTGGCAGGCGTTAATCCAGTTGTACCGCCTGAGAACGACAAAACACCAGTATTTGCAACCGTGATTGTTCCCAATCCATTAGTAACAGAAATGCCAGCACCTGTGCCAAGTGTGTTTAGGGTATACCCTGTTCCATTACCAATCAACAATTGCCCATTGGTCGGGATAGTGGATAACCCTGTGCCGCCTGATGCAACGGGCAAAGCACTTCCAATATTTACCGTAATAAAATTTGGACTCATTAGCCAAAGTAACCAAGGCTCAGTCGGTCTACCCGTGGTCGGATCAATAAACGCCGAATACGGGATGTTGATATTGGTGTTTGGCATTGTTGCCATTAGTTTTCCCCTGCGCTTGCTTTCAACTCCGCAGAAACTATGACAGCCTTAACAGGGTCACTTACGACCACTTCAAAAATCCTATCCCGTGACCAACCCAAACGCCGCCAAAGCGCACGGTTGGCATATTGACCAATCTTACCAATGGTTACCCAATGCTCGTTTGACCAAGTAGAACCGCCATCATTAGACCAACGCAACATGGCTTGGGGGTCATCCCCTTGGCCCGTAGTCAAACCCACGCCAGGCTGAAACTGGATTTGGAAAGATTCAAAGTATTGCCTTTGCAAATCAGTTGTCAGGTGCGGCGCTCGGCGCATACGGCGAATCGTTGCGCCATCTTCGGTGTAAACCTCGTTCTGAATGGTATATAACTTTCCGTTCTCATAATCGCCAACGATATATTGGTTATTGAAATAACAACCGCAATTTGACCGATGGCGCTTGTACACGCCAAGGTCAGAATCCCAAGCTAACCATTTGTGCCATTGTTGGGTTGACCCGTCATAGACCCATGTCAACCCGTATTCACCAATTGAGGGAAAAGTCACCACATACATTTCGTGACCTTCAATTTGGTAAGTGTACGCTATGGCATCGCTAGTCACTTGATCCATCAAAGATTGTTCAACCGCATGGGTGGAAAACTTCTTGTATTCGTAGTTAATCATTGCCTCAATGGTCGAGTTGCCACGAGTATCTTTAGCAACCAACGCAAAGGAAGTTCCAAACCTAGCCACAGAGAATGCCGCACCAACGCCTGATTGGACAGAAGTGCCAGGCACTCGGGCAAATGGGAAAGTCGTAATTCCCGAAATTACATTACCCACATTAGTCCAAACCTCAGTGGTCACATCTTTGAGCAAATAGACTTGCCTGCGATCAACAATAAGGCTAACAATGTTGTCAGGAAAGCCATTAGCCGACCCATACAAGGCTTGGCTAGAAAGGCTTGAATTCAAGTCAGTACACGCCCAATTGAACGTGTTTGGCTGGTTATAAATGTTGTATCCATCAATCGTATCAACAACGGTTGCACCTTGCCACGGCCCATCAGTGCTTGGCAATGTGGCAAATGTATTGGTCGATTCAATCCATGTATACCGATTCACCCCATCCACAATGTAGGCAGTCATGCCATTATTGGTGACGTTATCTGATATGGATACTTGCCCTATGCTAGTGGTCAATGTACCAATTTGGGTAACCGTATAACTGGCATCCACCTTATAGACCAAATTACCAGCCACAGCGAGAAAGAAATTTTCGTTTGACAAGGTATGCAAGCCCCGCACCTCTGCCGCCAAAAGCTGTGCCACTTTGACAAGCCCTGGCGTTGGGTACATTGCCACCACACCCCTAGCCCCTTGCTGTTTAGTAGGGTCAATTTCACAAAAGAAATTAATGCACTCTTGTGCATCTTGGTATATGGATGGCGCTTCGTAAGAAGCCCCGACAAAGCCGAAATCAGGCATTAGCGGAATCCTCCATCCATGATGAATCCAGCATCTTTGGCTTTGCCCATCATCAAGGCATCAGGATAGCGGGACACTTGTGGTGGGCGCATATTGGTGCGCTTGATTGTGGATTTTGCTTGCGCTGCGTAACTGGTAATCAACGCCATTTGTGTTTGGTTAGTCTTACCATACATCGGCATCAATCGTTCTGCCAAACACCAACGCAAAGCCATGTTATAGCCTTGTGGCAAGGTAATCGTGTCGTTGATGGTTTGAAATTGCCTAAATATGGTTTGCGTGAATAAGTGCAATTCACCTTGAGATGGGTTGGGAAACACATACACCGTGCCAAGGGTTTCGGCAGGCATATAGTAGATCATCTTTGCCCAAGGCCCATTTAACTGCTTGATGCCCAAAGATTCGTATTCTTCAAGGCTAAGAATCGCCAAAGGATAGTCCAAATACCCACCAGCAACATTAGAACCGCCTTGCATGGTGGCAACCCGTACAAAACCCGATTCAATAGTCAAAGGGCGCTCGTAATAGGCGCTGATGGTCGTGCTGGCTACTGTTTGGGACTTGCTTAAGGTGTATGTACCCGCCTCGTTGACGTTGCCGCCTGCGCCCGTTCCAAAGCCCACAATGGTTGTTCCCGCCGTGATGCCTGAACCCGATAAGGTCATGCCCATTGTGATGCCGCCACTGGTGATGGCTGTGACGGTCAATGTGTTGCCTGCAATTGATCCTGTGAAAGATGCGCCTACTGACCCGCCTGGCCCTAGCGTGTATTGCACGGTATTTTGAACGGTTGGAAAAATCAACTCTGTTCGATAAAAAACCATCATGTTTTCATTCGACCATTGGGCGCACATATCGTTGAGCATATCTAGCCCATCTTGCGCTTCATCAGCCGTTGGCACTTCACCAGCGGCAACAGCGCCAATGTCTTTCATGGCTCGGGTGATAATGTCAATCGGTTGTGTCATTTGAAATCCTTATGCTTGAATTTTGGTTACCAAGGCAAGCCAGTTGCACTGACAGGATTTTTTAATCCGTCAACGTGAGATTGCAATCCATTTTCAATTTCAACAGCATTCTCTAATTTTGTTTTGACCCAACCAAGCACTTCTTCTTCTGTCAGCTTGTCGTAGTCAATAAAAGTGTCGCCGCGCTCAAACCCTACTGTGCCGTAATTGCTCGCTGAATAATCACCATCAACGGCGGTACAACGCCAATGTGCGGTAGTGACCAAACCATCTGCTGTCAGCCGATCTAGTTGTGTGATTGCCCAAATTATTGTCATGATTAAGCCAAACGATAAAGAACAAAAGTGTTTGCCGCTGTTCTGCGGATGCGGAATTGAGCCGATGTGCCTGTTGCAATAGTCAAGCCACCAAGTGATGTCACGCCAGTGTTCACAGCCATTGTGATAGTGCCAGACGCAGTGTTGATAACAGTGAAGTCATAAGCAATCCCTGTTGTCGCCCATGTTGCCAATGTCTCCAAAGTTGTACCCAAAGGCATCGTCACTGTATAGCTTGTACCAGTGGTGTTGATGATTTGAGCTTGAATGTTTGCGTTGGTTAGTGTGGCTGTGGTACTGATAGAAGCTGGGGCGGGTGCGTATGGCATAACTGCACCAGCTTGAACTTGTATGTTACCAACTGAATCAATGCGCGCCTTCTCTGCGGCGTTGGTGGTAAATGTTATTTTTCTGTCGTCAAAAAGAGTAATTGCAGACCGTAAGTCAGTAAGACTTGCAGTCATCGCCAAAACTAAATCGCCGCTATCGTTTGTTAGCGTACCCAAACGAGTTGCGGTTGTTCCCGTGTCTTGAAGAACAATTGTGGGCGCTGTGGTTGCGGCTGTGTTTGCAGATAGATGAAGCAAGCCACTTGGCGAAGTCGTACCAATGCCTACATTGCCTGTCTCGTCCGTTGTGATGCGTGCGGTGCTGTTTGTAATAATTCTAAAAGGTGAGTTTGACGTTGTTCCTATTTGTCCGGGGGAAGTTACTGCCGTACCTGTTGGGCCAGCAAGCTGAACAACACTGCCGCGAGTTTGTTGCAGATAAACAGGGTTAGTCGCATCTGATAAATCCAACTTTGCGCTTGGCGCAGAAGTGCCAATTCCCACATTGCCAGCAGATGAAATCCGCATAGACTCAACACCGCCCTCAGTA